GTTTACCGACGTTTTCCTCGTCTGGTTTTCTTGTTTTCCTTCAGTATTTACAAAGAGATTAGGTTGGCGGCCTATCTGCGGATCTCTTTGTAAGCAAGGTTTTTGAACTTAGGGAAGAACCACTCCTTTTCATAGGGAAGAATGTCTCCTCCATCGACATCATGAACGTACTTGTTGTAGTAGTCCACCCAGTCACTGGGCCAGTTAATGTCGAGAGCAAGTGGTCTCAACTCGTCCAACGAGTCAAGGAGACCCTCGATTCTCTCCTGTTCTTCAACCGATACTCCGAACTTATCTTCAACTAGAAGACGAGTTCTGATCGGCACCTCGCGGGCCGGCAGTCCTTTGACTTTATTCCAATAATCAATCGACTTGAGATAAATTTCCCTCTCCCAAGCCGACATCATTCGGTTCGTCTTGACGAACCCATCGACACTAAACGATTTTGTCATCCGAAGACCATAGAGTGCGAGACTCTGGATTATCGGACAACCAGGGTATTGATACAAATAAGATAAAGCTTTAACCCGCAGGAGGGCTTTCATCTTCTTGTCCCCACATCGTGCATATCGTTGGGACGCCCAGCCGAATTCAGCCAGGACTTTGCGAGGGTCAGTGACGTTGATCTTGTCCTCCTCATCGAATATAATTCCACAAAAGGAAGCATGCTCTATTCTGTCGTGATGTTCAATTTTAATATTGAAACCCAACTTAGCATAGTCTTCTTTAGTTGGAAATCTACCCGTTGAGGTCTTACCAAGACCATCGTCTCCCTCAGCAACCATTTTGAGTTTTCCACAATCAGTCTTCTTCACCACATACTTGTTAACCATAACATTGGCATACGAGTTGAAGCATGAAGTCGACATCTCGCCTGACATTCGCCTCCCGGCGATAAGCAAGACGAACCACTTAAAGATACATCTGTTAGTCTTAGCCAAAGACTTGATGATCCTAGAGTAGAAAGCCCCGTCCAAACCTTCAGTAAAGAAGTTGAACAGAACTTGATCCAGATGTTTCTGAACCTCTGGTGAAAAGGAAGACTCAAAAGAAGTGTAGTCGGTGGCTCCTGCTTTCACCCCAATGAAGCTCAAATGCTCCAAAATATAGGATGGACGTTCATTAACAGGAACATGCTTGATGAATTCTGGATTTTTGTAAAG